GTAGCGTAACTATTGCTTATACCGTTGACTCATTACTATTTTACGGCGTTGCATATTGGCGCGTTACATCTTTGTACGCCGATGACGGGCGCCCTAGTGGTTTTGAGTGGGTAGCTAATACTCGCGTTACAGTTACTACTGACCAATACGGTGATCAGGTTGATTACTACAGCGTTAACGGTGTACGTGCGCCAATGTCAGGTATTGGCAGCCTTGTCACATTTCAAAGCCTATTGCCTGGTGTATTAGAAACTGGCGCCCGCACAATACAGAGCGCGCTGGACGTCCAAAAAGCGGCAAGCGTTGCAGCTGCTACGCCAATGCCTACAGGATTTATTAAAAATAGCGGTGCAGATTTACCAGAGGCACAGATTAGCGGTTTGCTAGCTGCGTGGAAAGCTGCACGTGCCTCACGTAGCACAGCATATTTAACTAGCACTTTAGATTACCAACAGGTTGGTTTTAGCCCCAAAGAAATGACCTACAACGAAAGCAGCCAGTACTTAGCTACGGAAGTAGCAAGGCTAATGAACGTACCTGCGTATTACATAAGTGCAGATATGAATAACTCTATGACGTATCAAAACATTATTGACGGGCGCAAGGAGTTTGTAGCATATTCTTTACAGCCGTTTATTAGCGCTATTGAAAACCGTTTATCTATGGATGATATTACGGCTCACGGTAACGTAGTGCGCTTTGCGTTAGATGAAACTTTCTTACGTGCCGATACTGCAGCGCGTTTAGATGCAATAGAAAAGATGCTTAACCTGGGTTTAATTGACTTAGAGCAAGCGCAAAGTATGGAACAGCTAAGCCCTAGTGGCCTTAATGAAGGGAACGAAATCCGTGATCTTAACGTTTAGTGGCAATATCGAGGCAGTAGATAGCGGCGAGCGCCGTATGATTTCAGGCAAAATTGCACCTTATGGCGAGGTAGGTTATACAAGCGCGGGCAAAGTAGTTTTTGCTGAGGGTTCAATTAGCGCAGCTGAGCCAAGTAAAGTAAAACTTTTAATGGCACACGATAACTCAGCCGTGGTAGGGCGTATGCAAAGTATGACCTCAGCTAAAGACGGCCTTTATGCAAGCTTTAAGGTAAGTGCATCCTCACGTGGATCAGATGCGATTTTGCTAGCCCAGGAACAACTTATGGACGGCTTATCCGTTGGTGTGGAAGTTACCGCATCAAAGCCCCAAAAGGATTATCTCCTGGTCACCGCTGCTACCTTACGCGAGGTATCACTCGTAGAGAGCGCTGCCTTTGCAAGCGCTGCGGTGCAAAAAATTGCTGCAGCTGCAGGCGATATGCCAGTAGAGGCGGCAGAGTCCACAAGTACAAAAATTACGACAACTAACACCGTAATAAACTCAACCACAACCGAAACCGAAACCGAAAGCGAGGCCGCTGTGACTACAGCCCCCGATCAAAACGCACCTGAGGCAGTAGATGCCACAGAGCAGGCTGCACCTACAGTAGAGGCAGCTCGTAAAATCATCCTACCAAGCGCGCTTAACTCACAGCGCGTACGTACACCTATCACTTCAATGGGTGCATATACAGAGCACAAAATTAAAGCTGCACTAGGTAATGAAGATAGCAAGCTATATGTAACTGCAGCCGATGACGATTTCAGTACTAACCCTGCATTTTCTCCAACACAGTACCTAAGCGAGTTCCCAACTAATACACGTTTTGGTACACCTTCTATTGATGCGTGTTCACGTGGAGTTTTGCCAGCAAGTGGTATGACTATCAACGTGCCTTCTCTTGTTACATCTGCAGGCGGTAAGTCAGGCGTTGCACCTGTTGTAACTGTTGAAGCCGAAGGCGGAGCAGTTGCTAACACAGGTATGGTTACTGAATACCTTTCAGGTACAGTATCTAAGTACTCAGGTATGAACACTATTAGCATTGAATTGCTAGAGCGTTCAGATCCTAATTTTTATGCTGAGCTAACAGCACAGCTACAAAATGCTTACCTAAAGACTCTTGATACAACAGTTAACGCTGCACTTATTACAGCGGGTACTGTTGCAACTACAGCACAAGCTGCTACATCTGCAGGCATTATTGGTTACGCATCTGAGGCCGCACGTCTTGTTTATGAGGCAACTGGTTACTATGCACAGAACTACATCGCCAATGGATCTCAATGGCAGCTACTAATGAGTGCATCTGATACAACAGGGCGCCCTATTTACTCAGCTAGCCAGCCAATGAACGCAGGCGGGCTAACACAGCCTGGCTCAATCCGTGGAAACGTTTTGGGATTAGACCTGTATGTAGATAAAAACTTCGCAGCGACTACAACTGTGGATGACTCAGCAATTATTTTGGCGCCTGAGGCATTTACTGTTTACCAATCACCACAGGCTTATATGTCAGTTAACGTAGTTAGCAATCTGCAAATCCAGGTGGCTATTTATGGCTATATGGCAACTATTGCAAAAATGCCTAAGGGTATTATCCGTTACAACTTCACCTAAGAAAACCCACTAATAGTTTGGTAGGCCTCTTAGCCCTTTGAGGCTTACCAAACCTAAGTAAGATAGGAGTACAAAAATGCCAGCCACGTATGTAACAGCTGCTACCTTAAAGGCTAGCCTGGGCGTTGGCACTTTGTACGATTCTTATACCTGGATAGAGGACACCTGCCAAGCCGCACAAGATTTAATAAACGGCTTTTTATGGTTTGACAGCGCGCCCGTAGTCGGTACCGCGTTGGTGTCTAATGTCGCTACCGTTATGGTTGCCAACCCTGGCATTTTTACTACGGGCCAATCAGTAACTATTGCTGGGGCTGGTTCAACCTTTAACGGTACTTACACAATTACGGGCACAATTCCCTTTAGCACAGGCACAGCTAATATTTTGCCTGCGTTTAATATGCAGCTTAACTATTGGCAATTCCCACAGGGCTATAGCTTTATCCAATATGCAAAAACTGCAGCTGACCAAAACTTTAGGCGCGTACTGCCTTATGGCACTATGACAGGTGACGATACAAAAACGGCTACCTACGCCAATACCCCAGCTATAAACGCTGCAGCTTTAATGCTGGCAGAAAATATATGGACATCTAGATTTAGTACACAAAACGGTGGAACTAGCCTAGACGGCTACAGCCCTAGCCCCTTTAAGATGTCTAACACGCTTATGGCATCCGTGCGCGGCCTCTTAGCCCCGTATCTTTCACCTGCGGGTATGGTCGGCTAATGCCTGCAGCTATAACTACCTTACGCAGCACAATAGCTGCAGCCCTGGCTAACCCAGGTGTATGGACGGTATTTAACTACCCGCCTAGCACTATGCAATCTAGCGCCGTGGTGGTGGCCCCTGCGGATCCATATATTACGCCGAGCAATAACTCTCAGGCAACTATCTCGCCTATGGCTAATTTTAAAATTATTATGACCGTGCCTATGTTTGATAATGCCTCAAACCTTATTGGCATAGAGGACACAATAGTAGCTGTGTTTACTAAACTAGCTAATAGCGCAATCGTATTTAATGTTACTGGCGTGAGCGCGCCTAGCGTACTAAGCGTTGCCGCAGGTGACTATCTAACGGCAGATTTACAAATATCCATACTAACGAGCTGGAGCTAACTAATGGCACTTACAGATGAAGAAAAAGCGTTTTTAATCAAAATTGGCCAAGAGCTGCCAGTAGAGGTTAAAGAGACAAAAACAAAAGAAACACCTACCGAGACAACAGGAGAATAGCCCAATGGCGATTTATCTATCCAATACCGTACAGGTTACCCTTAATTCGGTAGCCCTAACAGACCACGTAACAAGCGCGACTATTAACCGTGCCTTTGATGAGCTAGAAGTTACAGCTATGGGCGATACAGCTCACAAGTTTGTTAAGGGTCTAGAGGCTAGCACTATCACTCTAGACTTTTTAAGCGATACAGCTGCAGCAAACGTAAACGCAACTTTGCAAGCTGCCTGGGGTACAACTGTAGCCCTAACGCTAAAGCAGACAAGCGCCGCCGTATCAGCAACTAACCCGCTATACAGCACTACTGTGCTAGTTAATAACACTACAGATATTAACGGCGCTGTTGCAGATATTGCTACTCAAAGCATTACTTTTACCTGTAATTCACCAATCGTAATTACAACCGCATAATAAGAATAAAGAAAAGGGGCTAACACAATGGCAAAACTTAAAATAACAAGGGCAGACGGCAGCGTATCGGATCATCAGATTACGCCACGTATTGAGTACGCCTTTGAGTTATATGCAAAAAAAGGCTTTCACAAAGCTTTTAGAGATGATGAAAAGCAAAGCGATGTGTACTGGCTAGCCTGGGAGTGTTTACGCACAAGCGGGCAAACCGTACCAATGTTTGGGGCAGAGTTTTTAGACACCTTAGCTAAAGTTGAGGTACTAGATGATGACCCTTTGGGGTAGTGGGGCGCGGTAGCTTTGGTTACCTCATAGCGCAGCTAGCCGTGGAAACGGGTATTGCGCCTCAATACTTACTAGACCTGGATACGTATATGTTTAAGAATATGTTAAAAGTTTTAAGCGATAAAGCTAAGGAGCAGCAAAATGCCAGTAGAGGTAAAAGGGGGCGTTGAGCTACGCAAGGCTCTAAAAAAGTTTACCCCTGACCTGGCTAAAGCGTTGCCTAAAGAAGTAGCTAATGCTCTTAAACCTATAGTTAAAACTGGTAAAGGCTACCTGCCCGATAATGGACAGATACTAAGCGGCTGGCTGACACGGCCTAATTCTATGGGGACGTTCCCTACATATAATGTGAGCATAGCAAAATCTAAAATAGGCTATAAAACCACACCGTCAAAACCTAACTCTAAAGGCTTTAGATCGCTGGTTAGTATTTTTAATAAAAACGCTGCAGCATCTATTTATGAGCGTATGGGTAAGTTAAGCCCTGAGAGTGTCTTTGTTAAAAATCAACAGCAAAAATATAACGCACCTTTTAAGGGTAAAGACAGGATGCAAGGGCGCGTTTTGTTTAAGGCCTACGATGAGAATAACGGCAAGGCTAGAGATGCGGTCATTACAGCCATTAACTCAGCCGCGGCTGCCCTTAATAAAAGTACAAAGGTGTAATTATGGCCAGCGTAGTTATAGATATAGCCTCGGAGTTCACAGGTAAAAAAGCATTTAAGCAAGCCGAAACAGCTACCGACAAGCTAAGTAAATCGGTTAAAAGTCTAGCTAAAACGTTTGGCCTTGCTTTTGGTACGGCTGCCGTTATTGGATATGCTAAAGCCTCAATAAAGGCTGCAGCTGCAGACCAAAAGGCCCAGCAACAGCTAGCCCTGGCATTAAAAAACGTAGGCTTAGAGCGCGATGCCGCCTCAGCTGAAAGATTTATACAACAGTTACAAAGCGAATACGGCGTTATAGATGATCTGCTTAGGCCAAGTTATCAAAAACTAGCGGTAGCTACTAAAAACACAGCCGAGACCCAGCGCTTATTAGGTATTGCTTTAGACATAAGCGCATCCACAGGTAGAGATTTAGACACAGTTACAGGCGCTTTAAGTAAGGCATACCTGGGTAATAACACAGCCTTAGGTAAATTAGGCGTAGGTATATCTAAGGCAGACCTAAAAACTAAATCTTTTAAGGAGATTACAGACGATTTAGCCGTGACCTTCAAGGGTTCAGCTAAGGCAGCCTCAGAGACTTATGCAGGATCTATAGCCAAACTAGGCGTAGCTGCGGCTAACGTGCAGGAGATTATTGGTACAGGCCTTATAGATGCACTAAAAAATCTAGGTGACGATACAACCGTGGCAGACCTTGCTACCAATATGGAAAACTTAGCTACTTACACCGCTGACGTCATACGCGGCTTTGGCCTTATGGCAGGAGCCTTAAAAAAGATACCTGGGCTATCAGGATTAACAGGCGCTAGCGTAGTTCAAGCTATTCCAATTCTAGGTAGTTACATAACTTTACTTAATCAAGCTGGGGCACAAGCTAGACGGACCGCAGAGGTGGGCGCTCAAAAAAATCCTATCCAATCAGGCTCATATCTCAGTACGCAAAAGAAAATAACAGCCTTAACTAAAGAGCAGCAAAAAGCCCAGGCTAAAATCCTTGCAGATAAAAAGTCACAGGCAATTCTTGATAAGGCTAACCTGGCTTTAGCTAAGGGTAACGATGTCTTTAATATGGATGCGATACAGCTTAACGCAGCGCTTATAGGCCAGGCTGAGGCGTTAGGTAAGGCAACTACTAGCGCACAGATCTTAGGCATAGCCAATGACGTACAGCGCCTAAAGGTTAAGCAGGATATAGCCGCGTTAGAGGATGCCATAGCCTCAAAAGATGATGCAGCTATAGTAAAGGCTACGGCCAAGCTAAACGAGGACTTAAAAATACTAGGCGCCTTGCAGCGCCAAGATGCCAAACTGCTAGACATCAACAGAGTTTTGGCAGGTATGAAGTCAACCGATCTTATTAACCTGGCTAACCTACAAGCTGCGCTAGACCTACTAGCTAAGTTTAAGTTCCCTACTTTGACTATGCCTAGTGTTGTTATGCCAGGTGGACCAGCATTACCAGGGGCAGGCGTAGGTGGCCGCGGTGCAGATGCAGGGCGTGGGTCAACTTTTGGCACTAATCCTTTAGATGATTTTCTTGATGCAGTAGAGGCAGAAACCGAGCGCGGCGGGCGCAGAGCAGGCGGCATAGGTGATACCAATTATGTAGCGTTACCTCCTGGCTTTTCTAGCGTTGATGAATATCTTAAAGAAAGCAGAGGCAACAGAGGCGCTAGTGATGCTGGCACGGTTATAGTTAACGTAAACGCTGGAGCTATAGGCGATGAAAATATAATCGTAGATGCCGTGCAAAATGCTCTTAATGAGATAGCACGCCGAGGCTATACAACTACCTACGCAGGGGCCATAGCAGTATGACAGTACCTACAGTACACGCTGTTATTAACTTTAGTACTGGCCCTAGTTTTGCTCAGGCTATGATTTTAGATACTGGCATTTTAGGCACTAACGTATTAGCAGACAGCGCCGCCGTTATTGTGGACGTATCTAACGTAGTGGATAGCATCCAAACTATTAGAGGCCGTAACGCACAGGCTGACCAATTCCAAACGGGCACCCTATCGCTGCGTATCGTTGACCAAAACGGCGATTTTAACCCTCAAAACCCTAGCGGGCCGTATTACAACTTACTAACCCCTATGCGTAAGGTGCAGATTACGGCTACCTACGGCGCTACTACTTACCCTATCTTTTCAGGCTTTATTACTAGCTATACAACTACTACACCTAAAAACGCTAATGATGTAGTTTACACAACTATCCAGGCGGTAGATGCTTTTAGGTTGGCACAAAATGCACAGATCAGTACCGTAGCGGGCACCTCAGCGGGCCAGCTAAGCGGTGCAAGGATTAACGCTTTGTTAGATGCTATTGATTGGCCTGCCTCTATGCGTGACGTAGATGCAGGGCTAACCACAATGCAGGCAGACCCAGGCACAGCCCGCACAAGCCTTGCAGCTATGCAAACTGTAGAGATTAGCGAGTACGGGGCTTTGTATGTAGATGCCGCTGGCTCGTTTGTCTTTCAAGATCGTAACGTAACGGCTGGCAGTACAGGGGCTACGCCTACAGTATTTAACGATAATGGCACAGATATTAGCTATTTTAATGCGGTGTGGCGCCTTGACGATACCCTGGTTTACAACTCAGCCAGCGTTACCCGTACAGGCGGCACAGCCCAGGTAGCCATAAACCAGCCGAGCATAGATAAGTATTTTGTGCATAGCTACAACCAGCAAAACCTGCTAATGCAAACCGATGCCGTAGCCCTGGATTATGCACAGGCATACGTGGCATCCAGAGCTGAGACCAGCATCCGTTGCGATGCTATTCAGCTAGACCTCTATACCGATAATTACAACTTAGGCATTATTGCAGCGCTAGACCTGGATTACTTTGACCCTGTAACTATTACAACTAACCAGCCTGGCGGATCAACGCTAACTAAGACTTTGCAGGTGTTTGGCGTAGCTCAAAGCATTACGCCTAACAGCTGGAAAACAACACTTACCACTTTAGAGCCGATTATTGACGGCTTTATATTAGACTCATCCATATACGGTTTGCTTGACAGCGGCGTATTAAGTTATTAAGGAGATAGGACTATGGCAGCTGGATTAGGTTTTAAGACCTTTACTACTGGCGAGGTACTTACGGCAGCTGACACTAACGGCTACCTAATGCAAGGCGTATTGGTGTTTGCCTCAGCGGCAGCGCGAGATGCAGCTATAACCTCACCACAAGAGGGGCAGTTTGCTTACCTCAAAGACACAAACGTTACTACTTATTACACAGGTAGCGCGTGGACCAATTTAGATACAACAGGTATGACTAACCCAATGACTACTACGGGCGATATGGTTTATAGCTCTAGTGGATCAACACCTGCCCGCCTTGGAATTGGCAGCACAGGACAAGTCCTTACAGTAGCGGCTGGTATTCCAAGCTGGGGCGCTGCCTCTAGCGGTATGACACTTATTAAGCGAGCAACCACAACAGGCGCGGTCAATACAGGCACAACTTTTGACAGCGTTTTCACATCAACATATAAAACCTATCTAATTAACATTGAAAATTGGTATGCCGCAACGGGTTCAGATACACCTAAAATCCAAATGCGTGTTGCTGGTTCAACTATGGCAAGTGCTTATTATGGGGTTGCACAAAACATAGACCGAAGCGGTGCGGTTGCGTACAACTCAACAGTAAACCAAGCATCCGTCCAAATGGGCGCTGCTGGAACTCTTGACGCAAGCTGGGGCGCTGCTTATCAAATAGTGGCAAATGGTGTCGGTGTGTCAAACTATCCAAAACTTTATTTCACGGGTGGTGGCGCTGCAAGTCAAACTTATATATGTGGCACTTTATTCCGTGATGCCGCGGCAGTTTATGACGGCTTTATATTATCTTCAGCATCTAACATCACAGTAACCGCAGCAGTTTATGGATTGGCGACATCATAATGACAACAAAATCAGACCTAATTGAAGCAATTAAGGCAGAAAATCCAACACTACGCACAGGTAGTGATGAGTACGGCTATACAGATTTAACAACCGCCGAATATGAAGCAACCGTTGAGGAGTGGGCTACTAGCCGACTAGAGCAAGCAGCACAATTAGCAGAAACCGAAGCGTTGGCAACTGCTAAAACAGATGCAATAGCAAAACTAACTGCACTAGGGATTGACCCTAAGGCTCTAGGGCTTTAATGCAGACTAGCTACAACGGCTGGCCAGCATCTAAGGATCAGGCTGAGATAGGCGTAAAGCCTTTTAAGGTTGAGGGCACAAGCCTCAAACTGCGATGCGCGGAAAAAGTAGCGCCGTTGCTTATTAACTTTGCTAAAGAGTTTAACGAGTTAATAGAGCCAATAGAGGGCGGCACGTTTGACGATTGGGGCTACGCCTACAGAGACGTAAGAGGTGTGCCAGGTAAACTGAGTAACCACAGTAGCGCCACGGCTATAGACCTTAATGCTAGTAAGCATCCTTTAGGCAAGGTAGGTACGTTTGATGCAGCTAAGGTACCTATGATCCGTGCCCTGGCTAAAAAATACGGGCTAACCTGGGGCGGGGATTGGACTAGAAAAGATGAGATGCACTTTGAGATAGCACTAAGCCCTGAAAAGGTCACGGCTTTAATTACTAAGTTAGGATTAGAAAATGCCAACTAGTTCACAGGTAAGCGTAGGCACTACGGCTACATTATTGGTAGCTGCAAACTTTATGGATCAAACCGTATGGGTGCATAACTCAGGCGGTACCACGTATATAGGTGGTAGCAACGTAACTACAGCAAACGGTTACAAGTTAGATACTGACGATAAAATGGAATTACTCGTAGGCGATAATGAAGGCCTTTATGGAATTGTAGCCTCAGGTACTAACACAGTATTTATACTAAAACAGGTCAACTAAGGGGCATTGAAGGAGCAATACAATGAAAGAGCAACTAAAGGCTGCGGCCTTGTCCTACCTACGTGCAGCTCTATCGTGCGTGGGTGCCTTGTATCTATCAGGCATTACAGACCCTAAAGTACTAGCTAATGCTTTTCTAGCTGGGCTAATTGGGCCACTACTTAAAGCTATAGCACCTAATGAAAAGCAACTGGGAATAGGCGCTAAGTAAGTGTCACAGGCCCAGGCATACATAGCCGTAGCTTTGGGGATTGCTACGCTTTCAGGGCTTATGGCTGGGCTTGTGCGTCACCTTGTTAAGTATTACCTATCTGAGCTACGCGATGACGGCAACGGCGGGCATAACCTTAAAGGTAGGGTCGAGCGTATAGAGATACGCGTGGACAAGATTTACGAGCTGTTGCTAGAGGACAGACTTAGTAAGTAGGGCGTGTCGCGTTGCCTTTTGTCAGTAGCTAGGTTCATACTTTAACTACACACGCCGAGAGGGCTACTCGGATAAGTAGCTTATCGGCCTTAACAAAGGGCGAAAGATGAACAGTTTAGATCTAATAGTGGTGGGTATGGTTTGCCTGTTTATGGGCTTATTTATCTATGCAGCTTATGAAATGGGTTACAAAGTGGGCCTGGGTGAAGGTTACCTACGTGGCCGTAATATCGCTAAGGCGCTAAAAGAAGCTGAGGCCAAGCGATGAGTAATTTTTTAGAAGGATACGAGGATGTCAACGCCCGCATTATTAGGGCACGTGCAGAATATCCGACCCTACGCCTTGTTGCTTATATCGAGGATATAGACATAACAAAAGGTTATATTTTGGTTAAAGCTGAGGCGTACAAAGAGTACGAAGATCATCTACCTAGCGCGGTTGATTATGCTTTTGAGATGCGTAGCGATAGAGGCGTTAACCTACACTTTTGGGTAGAAAACGCAGTAACAAGCGCCTACGGGCGCGTTATCGGTTTGCTTACACCTGGGGGTATAGCTCGTAGTACAAAGCAGGATATGGAAAAGGTAGAGGCGCTTAGCACTAAGGACGTAGCAGGTGTTAGTGATGATCTATGGGCTACTACGCCAGTAGCACAGACTATAGAGGCAGTTAAAAATGAGCTAGGCGGCATCTACCTGCAAAGCAAACCTGAGTGTAAGCACGGGGCGCGTGTATGGCGAGAAGGCGTAAGTGCCAAGACCAACAAAAAATGGGGCAATTACAGCTGTATAGAAAAGAGCAAGGCAAACCAATGTGATCCAGTTTGGTATATGCAGACATCTACAGGCTGGGCGCCCCAGGTATGAGCGAGAGCTACGAGTTAATCAACCTTAAAGAGATGACAGGCAAACTCTTTGTTAACGGTGAGTTAGCAGCTGAGTACAAGGTAGAAACGTGCGATAAATGCGCTACCGTGGCACAGCTAGATAAGTTTGGCTATCAAAAAAACAGCTATGAAAATATCATATGGTTTTGCAAAGGCTGCCGATGATTACAATAGTGCTAGATGAATATCAACGCCTAATAGCTGAGCAATATGGGGCACAGAGGGCTAGAAACTTTCTGCCTCATTTTAACGGGCAAACTAATACGAATTATGCACAACAGATTAACGGCGGTGATTTTGAGGCTTTTGTTAATCGCCAGGTACTTTACGTTGCAGCTGAGATAGCCGTAGCTGAGTATTTTGGTTTAACTGACTATATGCCTAGCAACAGCGCCTACAAAGATGAAGCCGATGTCGGGGCTAATATCGAGGTTAAATACACGCACCGCAGAGAAGGCGATTTACTAATCCGTCAGCGAGATCGTGATAGCGATTATGGCGTATTGGTTATTGGCGATATCAACGCTTTTATTATTGTGGGTTGGTACCCCATTAAAGAAGCTAAGACAGAGGCCTACGGTAAACACCATTTACCAGGCTGTTATCTCGTACCTAACGCACAGCTAAAGCCAATGGCTAGCCTGGAGATGATAGGAGATACGGCTTATGAGCGAGTCAATACGCTTTGAGTGCCGCAGCTGTAAGAAGATAACAGAGCAGATAGAGCGCATAGTTACAGATAACCTGCCTGCTAACGTCAAAGTCTTACAATGCAAGGTATGTAGCAAAATGAGCGTTTGCCTATTGGTCACTTATGCCGATGTATGAGTATGAGTGTATTAGCTGCTCAATACGTTATGAGGTGCAGCGATCTATACACGATGTAAACATACCTAAGTGCTGTGGCTTTGATATGCGCCGTATTTATGACCCAGTAGGTGCCATATTTAGGGGCACAGGTTGGGGTGGGTCTAAATGAGGACTCAGATTACTCATATATGCGATTGTGGTAAAACCTTTAACATTGACAGTAAACGGCCTTTAGTAGCTGTAACTATTTTGCAGGTGTCGATTAAAAACCACTCAGAAAACTGTGAGTTAGCTTGTGGTAAAAATGCAGAATAGCCTGTTTAACGTAGTTAATGAGGATATGACTAGCAACGATTACTACACGCCTAAATGGCTCTTTGACTCAATGGGCTTAACCTTTGACATAGATGTAGCTGCACCTGCTCAGGGAATACCCTGGATACCTGCTAAGCGTTGGTTTAGCCAGGCAGATGACGGCCTTGCACAAGAGTGGGGGGGGGGTTGGTTTGGATGAACCCACCTTTTAGCAATACAACGCCTTGGGTAAACAAGTTTACGGCTAATGGCAACGGTATAGCTTTACTTGTTGTGTCTCGCAGTAAGTGGTTTGCTGAGCTGTGGGATAAAGCCGATGCAATTATGGCAACGCCTGCCGATCTAAAGTTTGAGCGCCCTGACGGTAACTCTAAAGCTATCAGCTTTCAGACTTTCTTATTTGCTTTAGGTGAGCCAGCAACAGCTGCATTACACCGTACAAAGTTAGCGAGGGTAAGATGAAAAGTTATCCACAGGTGGCAAAAAGCCTGTGGACGACACGCCAAACGCGCTTAAGTTATCCACAACTGGCCAGTAACTTGACACCTACGCTACGCTCAAACTGCTTGAAGCAAGCCGCTGAGGCGGGTAGCTTGCTAAAGCGTGTAGAGCTACTGGGTCAGAGTATTGCCTTGACGGCCTTGCTTTTAGTAACAGGCATTACTACAGCTAATGCATACGATCCAAACGTAGAGAGTTATAAACTCTATTCTCATATGAAGCTGTTAGATGATAAACAATATAGATGCCTAGTAGTGCTATGGCGTATGGAAAGCCAATGGTTACCTACAGCTAAGAATAAAAAGAGCAGCGCATACGGCATACCACAGCTGTTAAAGATGACAGAGCGCAACCCATATAAGCAGATAGACTTAGGCTTAAAGTATATTGCACATCGTTATGGCAATCCTTGTAAGGCTTTAGATCATCATAAGAAAGTAGGGCATTACTAAGTGAAGGCTAAAGACCCAAGAGACGGTAGGCGCTACAAGGCTCGGCGTTTACAGGTGTTGAACGCTGGGGGCTGGACGTGCTTTTATTGTGGCCAAGAAGCTAGCCAGGTTGACCACGTAATACCTATAGCTAGTGGTGGTGACCCAATGAGCCTTGACAATCTTGTGCCTGCCTGTAAGCGATGCAATCTCAGTAAGGGTAAGAAGTCACAGGGCGTTTTTTTAGCCACAACGGACACCCCCCCTGTCTTTTCTGACCTTTTATCCCCAAAAACGTCTGTAATGACCCAGCAAGGTCCTTGTGCTGGCCAACCTGAGCAGGATGTTAACTAATGGCAACCAAAGCTAGCCAGCCTTTACGAGGGGCGGTAAGGCCACGCCTAGAAAACAAACCGCTAAAAGGTGCAAGCCGAGGCGATGAAGTTGCACAGCTAGCAGAGGATATTGGCCTGCCGCTTTTACCCTGGCAACGCTACGTAATGCAGGATATGTTAACGATAGATAAAAATAAAATGTTTGTGCGTAAGACCAACCTGTTGCTAACATCGAGACAACAGGGCAAAAGTCACCTGGCACGTATGCGTATCCTGGCGGGCTTATTCTTGTTTAACGAGCGTAACCACGTGGTCATCTCCTCAGCACGATCTATGGCATTGACTACCTTTAGAGAAGTGGCACAAGCTATAGAGGATAGTCCGATGCTAAAAAAAGAGCTAAAAAGTATCCGCTACGCAAACGGTAATGAGGCCATAGTCTTAAAGTCAGGAGCACGTATGGACGTACGCGCAGCTACGAGAGACTCAGCCCGTGGCGCTACGGCAGACTTTTTATTCATTGATGAATTACGCGAAGTTGACCAGGTAGCCTTTGCAGCTGCTATGCCAGTAACTCGCGCACGGCCTAATAGCCAAACCTTGTTAGCAAGTAACGCAGGCGATGCTTTTAGCGTGACACTTAACGAGCTAAGAGAGCGATGCCTGGCACACCCGCCTGAGACTTTAGGCTATTACGAATACAGCGCCCCACAGTTTGCAGCGTTAGATGATCGTAAAGCCTGGGCGCAAGCCAACCCAGCTTTAGGAATACTGGTAACTGAGGCATCAATTCAAGAGGCCCTAACTACACAAACCACAGAGCAATTTAGGACAGAAACCCTTTGCCAATGGATTGATAGTTTACAATCACCGTGGCCCCACGGATCTGTTGAGGATGCCAGCGACATCAACCTGAAAATGGCACCTGGGCCTTTAACTATTTTTGCCTTTGACGTAAGCCCGTCTAAACGCGATGCCAGCCTTGTTATGGGTCAGATATTGGCTGACGGGCGCATAGGTGTAGCTGTATTAGATACCTACAGTTCACAGGTAGCAGTAGATGAGCTAGTTATGGCTGCAAGTATTAAAAAATGGGCTGACCTGTATTACCCGCGTTTAGTTTGCTATGACAAGTACACCACGGCATCCATAGCCCAGCGTTTGCAAAATGCAGGCGTACAAACCCGCGACATCTCAGGGCAGAGCTTTTATACCGCGTGTTCAGACTTTCATAATGCCCTTGTTAATGATCGGCTACGCCATAGCGGGCAGGATTTAGTAATACAACAAATGGCCAACTGTGCAGCAAAAATAACACCAGATAGCTGGCGTATAGTCAGGCGTAAATCGGCTGGCCCCGTAGATATACCTATTGGCCTAGCTATGGTAATTCACGTCTTAGCACAGCCTGTATCTGAGGCTAAAGTTTACGTTTAGACACGCCGAGGCTGTGTATAACTTTACACCTGTGGATAACCTATAATCCGCCCTATGGGTCTATTGCAAACTTTAGGCATTACTAAAAAAGATGTTACCGCCCAGTTAGCCCCTGCCGTTATGTCACAAGGTTACGGCGCTGGCGTTTACAGCTACGGCGGCCTTTATGCAACTGGCAACGGCGCGCCGTTTATGGATCGCTTTACTGCACTCCAGGTACCCGCCGTTAGTAGGTGCCGTAATTTAATTGCAGGCGTTATATCAAGTATTGATTTAGAGCTATACAAAAAATCTACAGGTGCAAAAATGGAAAGCCCACTATGGCTTGACCAACCCGATATGCGCCAGCCACGTAGCGTAACTATTGCTTATACCGTTGACTCATTACTATTTTACGGCGTTGCATATTGGCGCGTTACATCTTTGTACGCCGATGACGGGCGCCCTAGTGGTTTTGAGTGGGTAGCTAATACTCGCGTAACTGTTACAACTAATAAGTATGGCGATGAGGTCGAGTATTATTCTGTTAATGGTGAGCGTTGCCCTATGGCGGGTATTGGATCACTGGTTACTTTTCAATCTTTGTTACCTGGCGTATTAGAGACAGGCGCTCGCACAATACAAAGCGCAATAGA